TAGAACATTTAATTAGTTTGTTGCCAGAAGGGCGTTGGACACAGTCTAACGGACAGGATGTACATCTTATTTTAACAGGCGGTGAGCCGTTGCTGGCTTGGCAGCGTCTTTATGTAGAAATTTTTGAACATCCTAAAATGAAGGATCTCAAAAATGTCACAATTGAAACAAATACTACACAACTCTTACACGAAGACTTTAGAAACTATCTCGAAAATGTTGCCAGATTTACAACAACATTTTCTTGTTCACCCAAACTCTCCGTTAGCGGAGAACCTTGGGACACTGCTATTAAGCCTGATATTGCTAGTCAGTATAACAGTGTTAACGGTAGTGAACTTTATCTCAAGTTTGTTGTCGCTACTAAAGATGATTTTGAAGAAGTTAAAAAAGCTGTGGACGCTTACAGAAGTGCCGGGGTACAATGTCCGGTATACCTTATGCCGTTGGGCGGACGCAGTGAAGAATACTCCCTCAATGTTAAAGACGTTGCCGAAGCGTGTATGGCAGAAGGATGGCGATTTACCCCTAGACTCCATATCAGCCTATTCGGAAATGCCTGGGGGACCTAATACGATGAGTGAGTATAAAAATGTACAACACGAAACAGCAATGAAGGCTAAAATTAATAAACCTCTTGATGTTGAATTAAGAGAAAAAGGACTACTATGAAAAACTTTTTAAAAAAAATAACAGGACTTGAAAAGATTGAGCAAGAAAAAATTGCTCTAGAAAAAGAACGTAAAAGAGTTAGTAAATTAACTCCAGAACAAGAGCGTCGAGAAGCTCTTGATAAAGAAAAAGAAGCGGCTACTAAAGCAGGAGAAGCCTGGGTTGCTGTTCTAGACACTCAGGTTAATGCAGATAACATTCGTAACGGATTTTTTGAATTAGATTGGAATAACGAATTTATTGAACAACTACTTGATGCTGGTTATAAAGGCGAATCAAATGAAGAAATTGTTGATGCTTGGTTTAAAACTATTGTAACACAAATGCTTCAAGATGACGGACAAGATACTGATCGAGGTATGGGATACGTTAATGTTGTTCCGATTGATAAAGGAAAGAGCGAAGTATCGTAATGCGTGACGACTTAATGGTTCAACAACAAGTAGATACTGTATGGCAACATATGGTAGGTGTAATGTGTTTAAACCTTACAGGGCGCAAACAAGTTAAAGCAGTACTACCTAAGTTTTTTGAAAAATGGGATTGTCCAGAGTCATTACTATATGCTACACGTAATGAAATTGAAGAAGTTATTGCTCCGCTAGGTATGCGTAAAGTACGAGCAGAAAGATTGTATCGTATGAGCGAACAGTTTAAAGACTGGGACGGCGAAGACGCTACCCAATTACACGGTATTGGCAAATACGGTAGTGACAGTTACGAGTTATTTTACAAAAAACGTGTACCAGATAATATAGGCGATCACGAATTACAGCGTTATGTAGAAGAAGAATTTTATGCTTGACACAAGCCAGATCTGGTGTTATAATAATAGTATAAATTATACAAAGGCAGAATTATGATATTAGAAGTTATTGCAGTTACGTGGGTACTTGTACAAGTATTTGGTAACGAAGCATTTATGATATGTGTGTCGGGGTGTTAGTGATATGAAAACTTATGTACTAGTAGATACTCTTAACACATTTTTTCGTGCAAGGCACGTAGTACGTGGTGACATTGACACTAAAGTTGGTATGGCTCTACATATTACACTTAACAGTGTTAAGAAGGCTTGGCAAGACTTTGATGCAGATCACGTTGTATTTTGTTTAGAGGGTCGTAGTTGGCGTAAAGACTTTTATGAACCTTATAAACGTAATAGAAAAGAAACACGTGATGCTATGACTCCTGTACAAGCAGAAGAAGATAAAGTATTTTTTGAAATCTTCGACGAGTTTAAAGATTTCATCGATACAAAAACTAACTGTACAGTTATACAAAATTCTGTGTTAGAAGCAGATGATCTTATTGCAGGATGGGTACAATCACATCCGAACGACAATCATATTATTATTAGTACAGACGGCGACTTTGCACAACTTATTGCACCTAATGTAAAGCAATATAACGGTGTTAGTAATACTACTATTACACACGAAGGTTACTTTGATGACAAAGGTAAACCTGTAATTGATAAAAAGACTAAAGAAGCTAAGCCTGCTCCTGTGCCTGAATTTATGCTGTTTGAAAAGTGTATGCGTGGTGACACTAGTGACAATGTGTTTAGTGCGTATCCAGGTGTACGTAAGAAAGGCACTAAGAACAAAGTAGGACTGCAAGAAGCGTATGCTGATAAAGATACAAAAGGTTACAATTGGAACAATATGATGTTACAACGTTGGACCGATCACGAAGGTAATGAACATCGTGTGTTAGATGATTATACACGTAATGTTACACTATGTGACTTAACTGCACAACCTAATGAAATTAGAGAAATAATTAATACAACTATTGAAAATGTAGAGCCTAAGCAAATATCACAGGTTGGTATGCGTCTTATGAAATTCTGTGCTAAATGGGATATGCAAAGAATTGCTGATCAGGCAGCAACATTTTCTGAACCATTACAAGCGAGGTATCCTAAATGAGTATAAAATCAAAAACTATCCTTAAAGATAAATTCTGGATCTTAGAAGACAACGGAGTACGCATTGGTACAATATCTTTAGCAGATGAAAATAGATTTATGTTTAGCGGATCTAAAGGTACAAAATATTTTGATAGTAAAAAAGCATTAAAAAGTACGTTTGGTGATAATGTTTTATTTAATGATATTACTTCGCAAAAAGAAGATTTAGTTGAAGCTGAAAAAGACGTACACGGATATCCAACAAGTACTGTACCATATAATACAATGTTAGATGTACAACAAAAATTACCGTTGTTTACAAAAAGTAAAAAATCAAAAAGCCTTTATTGTGCAGGATATTATATTATTCACTTTGACAAAGGCTGGGTAAAATCATTTTGTCCTAAATTAATTACTGTAGAACGCTACGAAACAAAAGGTCCATTTAAATCAGAATTAGAAATGCGTACAGCATTGAGTAAAGCAAATGCAAAATGAACCATTAAACACTGCAAGCATACAGCAGTTTATTATGCAAGTTAAAAACGCTGATGCTAGTAATTCTAGAGAAGTAAAACTTACAATGCCACAAGCTAAAAATTTAGCATATACATTAGGTGTTGTAATGGCACGACTCGAAGGCGATCTTGAAAGATACGTAAAGGACAACAGTAGTGGCGGCGACATCGAAGTTCGACTCGATGGCGGCGGTAACTGGAAGTAAACTACGTAGATAACCCAAAAAAGAGATAAATATATGCGTATATAATTTAAGGAGTATACGCATATGAGTAGGCCTAAACCAACTGTATTATTAGAATATATAGATAAAAAGACTTATAGAGCAGAACAAGTTTTAGATGCTAATGCTATTTGGGCTGTATTTTATAATGACAAACCCTTTAATTTAAAAAGTAGTAATTCTATTACTAATTATCCTGGTCCAAAATATAAAAAAGTTTCTTTTTCAAATCCAGGTCACGCACATAACCTAGCAAAAAAATTAAACGAAATGTTTAATACTGACGAATTCAAGGTTTATATGTTGTCTAGTGGTGAAGTAGTTATAGAAGAATGAATTGGAAAGAAACATATACAAAAATCTTTCTTAATCAACTAGGTAAAACTTCAAACGATATTACAGTAAAAGAATACTTACCTTTGTGGTGGAAGAACACTAGAGAAAGAGGCGGTCTTAGATTAACTGATATTGGTTTCGATATATTAACTGAGATTGACCTAGCGAATTATGAAGTTCCTTATCCTAAAGATATGCCTATGACAACACAGGTTGTTATATTCTTAGATAAATTTATCGATTGTCCTTATTATCTTACTAATAGATCAATATATGTTACTAGCGAAAAGAAAGCAATGGAATTACACCTGTTTAGTGGTGATCTACGCAAATATGGACTATCAAAAGCACTCAAAAGACAAAAATAATTAAAAAAACACTTGACATTCGTCTCGTTTGAGCATATACTATATACATAGTAAGAAATTACTTATGCACTGATTATGACAAACGAGGAATACGAAATGGAAAATGTAGTAACACGCACTGTAAGCCCTAACAAGGCAAAAACATCAATTAAACACGCTATGAAAAAGAAGCGTCCGATCTTTCTTTGGGGAGCTCCGGGTATTGGTAAATCTGAAATTGTAGAACAGATTACTAAAGATCTTGGTAATTCGCATTTGATTGATATTCGACTATCTCTTTGGGAACCTACAGATATTAAAGGTATTCCATATTTTGATAGCAACTCAGGTACAATGGTTTGGGGAGCTCCAAGTGAACTTCCAACAGAAGAGTTTGCAAAAGCATACGACAACATTGTATTATTTTTAGACGAAATGAATTCGGCAGCGCCGGCAGTACAAGCGGCAGCATACCAATTGGTTCTAAATCGTCGAGTAGGACAATATAAACTGCCAGACAACGTTGTAATTGTTGCGGCAGGTAACCGTGATGCAGATAAAGGTGTCACTTATAGAATGCCAGCGCCGTTGGCTAACCGTTTTATTCACTTAGAATTAGCAGTTAGTTTCAATGACTGGTTTGATTGGGCGGTTGAGAACCGTATACACAACGATGTAGTAGGTTTTTTGCAGTTTAGTAAAAAAGATTTATATGACTTTGATCCAAAGTCACCCAGCCGTTCATTTGCAACACCTCGTACTTGGTCGTTTGTAAGTGAGCTAATAGAAGATGGCCTTGACGATGAAACTACAACTGATCTTGTATCAGGAGCAGTAGGTGAAGGTCTTGCTGTAAAGTTTATGGCACACCGTAAAGTAGCGGCTTCAATGCCTAACCCAACTGACATTTTGTCAGGAAAGGTTAAAGAGTTGAAACAGACAGAAATCAGTGCAATGTATTCCTTGACTATTTCACTCTGCTACGAACTAAAAGAAGCGTCGGATGCAAACGATAAGAAGTTTGATGACAAAGTCAATAACTTCCTACGCTTTGCAATGGATAACTTTGAAACTGAGCTAGTTGTAATGGGTGTTAAAGTTGCACTTACTCAGTATGCATTGCCCATTGATCCAGACGAAGTGGAATGCTTTGATGAATTCCACGAACGTTTTGGTAAGTATATTAAGGCAGCACAACAGTCTTAATATGGTGTGTGGGTTTGGGCGGTCCCGTAAAAAATCGCCCATTTCTTCTTGACAAATGTCTTAAATAATAGTATAATATATACATAATTTAGAAAAGGGCAAACACAATGGCAACTAAAGATACTGCAAGTAAATTAAAAAACTGGCAACCTGACCCGAATATTACTCCAGAAGAACTTGAAGAGATGCGTGTAGAAGTATACGATCGAATTATTGTTGCACGAGTAGGTCTGCTACTTAGACACCCGTTCTTTGGTAATATGGCTACACGTTTGCGCATTTTGGCAGCTGATGATTGGTTGCCTACTGCGGCAGTAGATGGCAGAAACTTGTATTACAACACTCAATTCTTTAATGCTATGAATAATAAAGAAATTGAATTTGTTGTTGCACACGAAATACTGCATTGTGTATTTGATCACTTAGTACGTAGAGAAGATCGTAATCCTATGATCTATAATATTGCCGCTGATTACAAGGTTAATAACTTGTTAGTACGTGATCGTATTGGTGTTACACCTAGTATTGTTGATTGTTTCCAAGACTTTAAATATGAAGATTGGTCTTCAGAAGAAATTTATGATGAATTATATGAAAAAGCAAAAGAAAATGGTGAAGAGTTTTTAAAACAACTTGGTGAAATGCTTGACGAACATTTAGATAATGAAGGCGAAGAAGGCGAGTCCGGAGATGCAGGTGAAGAAAAAGATGCAAACGGAAACGGCGTTAGTAAGAAGAAGCCTAAGTACTCTAAAGAAGAAATGCGTAAGATTAAAGATGAGATTAAAGAAGGTATGATGCAGGCAGCACAGGCTGCGGGTGCTGGTAATACTCCAGGTGAAATACAACGTATGATTAAAGAGCTTACTGAGCCTAAAATGAACTGGCGTGAGATCTTACAGCAACAAATACAATCAACTATACGTAATGATTTTACATTTCAACGTCCTAACCGTAAAAGCTGGCACACTGGTGCTATACTTCCGGGTATGGATTTTGATGAGTCTATTGACATTTGTGTTGCTGTAGATATGTCAGGGTCAATTGGTAATACACAAGCTGAAGACTTTTTAGGAGAAATACAAGGTATTATGGATCAGTATAAAGATTATAATATCAAAGTATGGTGCTTTGACACTAAGGTGTATAACGAACAAGACTTTAGTGCAAACGGCGGAGAAGACCTTAGAGATTATCAAGTAATGGGCGGCGGTGGAACTGACTTTGACGCTAACTGGATCTATATGAAAGATCACGATATACAACCTAAGAAATTTATTATGTTTACAGACGGCTATCCCTGGAATAGTTGGGGCGACGAAGATTACTGCGATACAGTATTCTTAATTCACTCACACCACGATAAAAATACACAAGCACCGTTTGGAACTACTGTACATTATGAGGAAGCAATTGGCGCTTAAATTAAAAGAACCCAATGCATTAAACTTTTTTGATATCAGAAGAAGTAAAGTGTATATTCCACATTATGAATACATAACCATTCCTTACACCTATAACATCGAAGAATCGTTAAATAAGTGGGTAAGACATAATTTAAAAGGCAAATATTTTGTAGTGAAAGCTCTTAATATTAATAGTAATAGCCAAGTTGAAAATGCTATTAGAATAGGATTTGAAGACGGAAAAGAATTAGCATATTTTATGCTTGCTTGTCCACTTTTAAAATACAAATAGTTAACTACGCATATATACTTTACAAGGAGAAATAATATGGCTGAAGAAAACACAAAAGAAACAGTAGCACCAGAAGTAGCACAGACTAAAGAGGCTGCGGCAGCGGCTGAACTTACTGTTCA